CTAATCATGTGTGGTTCCATATCAGTGGATCTGTGATTGCCCAAAAGTGTTTCTGTAGATGCGAGACTGTTAGGGGTCGGAGGGATGGTTTTTGCAAAGACTTTTATGGTCGTAAACACCAATTGCCAACCAAAATAGTTGAGCGTTTGTATCCTAAAAAGGAAGAGCTAAAGAAGTGTCCGGAAATTAAAAAGTTTGAAGAAAAGCCTCAGATTAAACAATCTGATGTGAAAACTCCTCTGGAATCATTCATGCATAGATGTATGAAGTGTCCAGAAGACACAAGAGTTGTGAGCATCACACAGCAGAAAAATACCTTTACAGTCCTCACAACTGTGACACATTGTGAGACCATCAGAGGTGATCACGAAGGTTCTACAATGTCATATGTGATCAAGGGAACTAAAATAACACAAAAATGTCCCATTTGTAAAAAAAGTAATGCAAGAACGTATGAACTTAGTGGAAGTGTCAAAGAAGCACTCAGACCACCTGAAAAAAAATAGACCCCCACTAATAGAAGAATGGCTATCGTTCTAATTGGTGTTACAGTGTTTTTAGCATCCAAACTCATTGGAGATGTAAAGTTACCAAATGCTGTTGACGAGTTTCATGTATATTCAGGTGTCCATCCAAAGTTATATAAAGAGTATTTAAAGTATATGAGGGACGGTAATATTAGAATGGCACAGGATACGCTAGAAGAACTCGCTTTACATACAGATATTGAGTTTAGGGATCAATTTTACCAAAAGATACTTAAAAAGCAAGAGTCTTTATCTATATAATGGTACAAACACGTACGCGCACCGGTAGACAGATAAAGAAGCCTGATTTCTATGCTCCAGAAGAAACTGTTTTAGAAGATGATTACACGATTGAAGAACATGATTCTGATATTGGATCTGATATTGACACTGATGAGGAGATTTATTCGGACGAAGAGAGTGAAGAAGATGAGGATGAGGGTAGTCTCAAGGATTTCATCGTAGACGATGATGAGGAAAGTGAGGAAGAAGACGCTTAAAAAAAACAAAGTCTATATAAAAAATGGAGACTGACATAGGAAATCCAATTGATTACGACCCGACCATGGATCCACTTAATAAAAATGAAGAGAAACATGAAGACAGTACACCTATAAATGATCACATGATTCAGGACCAATCGTACTACCCTCATCCTTCTGAAATGATGTATCCTCCTCAACAATTTCAACAAATGGAAAAGAATGATTTTTTATCTAATATTGACAAAAACACTTGGATTATAGCCTTTGCAGTATTTTTATTGGGTTTTTTCATGGGTAAAACTATGCAGCCTGTAATTCTTAAATACGCTTAATTACTTTTCGTATTCGAAACCACTGATCCAATGATCATCGGTTGAATATGGTACGAAAGTTCCGATATCACCATATACAGGTTGTAATTCACCCGTTATATCACGATCCATCACCTGTGTAGGATACCTTGGCATTATGAATGCATCCCTGGTATCTTCAATAAAACCTTTCGTTGTACTCACTTTGTTTTTTGAATTGATATCAGCACTGATTTTTAAATACGGTTCAAAAAACAAAACGAAGAATACACTCGTCAAAATAATGGTAACAACTATTTTCCACATTTTGTTTATTTTATGTGGATATTTTTTATGACATATCTTACTTACTTTTTGGACTCAACCTCGGGCTCACCCTCCTCCTCAGACTCCTTGATAGTACCGTTAGTAGAAGATTCCGCGTCAGCCGCAGCCTCCGCAGCCTCACGCTTCTTACGTCGCTCCTCAACCTCCTTAGCGACAATCTCATCAGCCTCCTTGACAAGGTCCTCCATTGGAGCGTCAGGCTTCTCCTTCTTGAGACGCTCAATAACATCAGCTGGGTGACTGACGGGTGCCTCATCGGGCTTGGTGTAAAACTTGGAGTTCTCATCACCGGGCTTGAGGAAGTTCTTTGACTCCATCATATCCCTCTTGCGCTCGTTGAAGAGGCGAGTAGCCTCAGCCTGATTCTCCTTGTAACCAGTCATGATCTCCTCAAGCTTCTCGTTATTGTAATGCACATCCTCAATCTTTAGAGGATCGGGTGGGATGAGAAGCCACTTGTACATGTCAACGACATAGATGTCAAAAGTGGAATCCTCCTTCTGAAGGCGCTTGGCGTGAGCTGCAGCCTCGTCACGAGAGGCAAAAGCACCACGAATCTTGATACCAAACTTATCATTCTTTTGGGGAGCCTCTGGGCCTACGACAGAGAGGCACGCGTAGAGCTGACCGGGTACGGTGGTGTAATCCTGTTCAAGAGACATATTATATACTACGTAGTCGTCAAAACTTTAAGCCTGCTTAAAAGAATTATATGCTAAGATAGCAATGAGAACCTTTTGGGATAAGCAACCCGTACCACAAGAAGGTCTCAATTATGAAAAAGGGCGAGAGATTGAGAAGGAAAAGAAGGTCGTAGAAGAACCCATTAAACTTCCCGATGGATTCTCGTGGAAAGTGTGTTCAGTTGAAGAAGTCCACCCATTATTAAATGAATATTATCTAGCAGGTGAAACAAATAGACTTAAGTATTCACTTGAGACCCTTAAATGGGCAGCTGAGTCATCCGGTTATGAAAATAGGGCTATTGTCCATGATGAGACCCAAGAACTCATTGGATTCATATCCAGTGTTCCTAACAAAATACGTGTATGTGATGATGTTCTGAAAATGGTTCAAATCAACTTTCTGTGTGTTCATGATAAATATAGAACTTTGGGATTTGCACCACTTCTTATAAGTGAGATGAAACGAATTGCCAATACAAAGGGTATATGGCAAGCCGTATATACAGCTGTTACTAAAATACCTACACCCCTAGTAAAATCAACATCTTGGCACCGCATCCTCAATATTAAAAAACTTTCAGACATTGGATTTTATAAAGTTCAAAACAAAACAAAACAAAAGTATCTTGAAGTTCATGGAACTTCTCAATTTAGAAAGATGCAAAGTAAAGATATTCCGAGAGTTACAAAGATTTTACAGAATCATTTCAAACAATTTAAAATTGCTCCAGTCATTGACAAACTATGGGTAAAGCATTGGATACTTCCAGCTAATTCGTATATAAACGATTCAGACAATACATTCATCTCTTTCTACGATATACCAAATACGAAGAAAGATGGATCATATGTGATCAAACAGGCATATTCATTTTACATGGTTGGGGATGTATATAACGATGCATTCCTCATCGCCAAAAACTTGGGCTATGATATGTTTACTACTTTAGATATTGGTCAGTGTGTACCAAATCTAGAGAAGCAGAAGTTTCTTATGGGAAGTTCTGGTGTTCATTACTATTTATTTAACTGGTTACCATCATCTTCAATCTCGTTAGAAGACATTGAACTCAAATTACCTTAAACCTAAGTAAAAGAAATAAAACGTAAAAATCACAAGATGGAGGAAATCCGAAAAAACCATAACAATGCCAAAAGGGAACTGATCCAATCTGTGACTCGGGATGGTGATCAGATCCTAGATGTTGGTTGTGGTTTTGGTGGTGACTTACAGAAGTGGCACAAATGTGGAGCTAATATGAGTATGTGTGACCCAGAGCCAGAAGCCCTTGTGGAGGCCAAGTCACGTGCCAAGAATATGCACATGAGGGTGAACTTCTACGAGGGTGACATACACAACTGCCCAAACAGAAAGTATGACATTCTCTGTTACAACTTTTCACTTCACTATATTTTTGAAACAAAGGAAAAGTTTTTCACATCAATTAGGGAAATCAAAAAGAGGATGAAACCTGGTGCACGTCTCATTGGAATCATCCCGGACTCTGAGAAGATCATACTTAGAACACCCCTCAAAGATGACGCGGGTAACTTTTTCTTGATGAAAGATCACGGAAATGGGGGATTTGGTGAAAAGTTGTTTGTAAACTTGGTTGACACACCTTTCTATGCAGATGGACCTAGAGCAGAACCCGTAGCATACAAGGATCTCCTCGTGACACACCTTGAAGAGTTGGGATTTAAGTTGGAGTTGTGGGAGGGTCTGACGGGTAATCCAATTTCGGAACTGTATAGTAAATTTATATTTGTATATAAGAGATGATCACATTCATTATACTCCTCCTCATAAATGCGTATATACTTGCCATCACCCAAGAACCACAAGAACTCGTTGAAATCAAAGAGAAGTACGAAATTCTCAGGAAGCACATCGCCGACACAGATCATCAAAAGTTTCATATGTTACGAAGATGTATTCCCATCACTGGTGTGA